AATTAACTGACAGATATATGGTAGTATCACCACAAGGTTACTATGACATACTATCTGATACATCAATTGTGACAGCACAAGCAGGTGTATTATCAGATGCTTTAAAAACAGGTGTTATCAGCAACGTTCTTGGTTTTACAATTATTATGTCAAACCAACTAACAACAGTAAACACTGAAGACAAACGTGGATTTGCTTTCCACAAAGACGCAGTGGGTATGGCAGTTGGTAAAGACATTACTACAATGGTAAACTACGTACCACAAAAATTATCAACTTTAATTGCGGCTGAATTCTCAGCAGGTGCTAAAGTTATTGATTTAAATGGTGTAGTATCATTTGGTATCAATGCATAATAATACGTAAATTGACACAACTTGACACAAAAAGGGCGGTTTTCGGATCGCCCTTTTTTTACGGCTAAATAACTACAACAAGGAAACATCCATATGGCGACAAAATTTACAATAGCATCACAGGCATTATTAAAAGTTGGTGGAACACCAATTACAACCTTTGATGGAACAGATAGACAATCAGTTGTTTGTTCTAATATGTATGATGACACAAAAAAGAGTTTATTGTATTATACGTTTTGGAACTTTGCTACACAAAAATCACAACTTGCACAATTAAGTGAAACAATCACAGATGCAAGTTACAAGTACGTGTATCAATTACCAGGTGACACAATTAGAGTAAAAGGTATTTTTGATAATAGTGGTCACACAAGTGCTGATTTTTCAGTAGAAAAAAATAGAATATATACAAACATTGATCCATTAAATGTTGAATACATTCAAGAAAAAGATGAATCAGATTTTCCACCATTTTTTGTAGAAGTGTTAATAGCAAAACTGGCATTTGAAATTTGTGAAGCAGTTACTGGTGTTGGAACATTACAAGACAGACTTTCAAAAGATTATGAAAGAAAATTACAAGTTGCTAAAACTGTTGATGGTCAAGAAAATCCACCAAGTTCAATTGTTGATGAAGGTAGATTAATCAGAGCAAGATCAGGAACAACAGGCACAGTAATTTTCCCACAAGGATAATACATGGCGCAAATTAAAATTATTCAAAATAGATTCACCTCAGGTGAGATAGGTGATTACTTAGATGCACGTGAAGATTTAGAAATTTATCAAACAGGTGCAAATACAATTGAAAACTTTTTTGTTTTACCACAAGGTGGTTTATTAAAAAGAGGTGGCTTTCAATATATTGATGGTGTATCATCAACAGAAGCAGAAACAGGATTTGATTCACACTCAAGATTAATACCATTCCGTTTTTCAACAGAACAAGAATATGTGTTGTTGTTTGAATCAGGTAAGTTTCATGTTTACAAAGATGGTGAATTTGCAGTTACAGTAACCAATTCATTACTAAATGGATTTACAACATCAGCAAACATTAATCAAGTGCGATTTGCACAAACATTTGACACACTTATTTTAGTGCATGAAGATTATGCACCTATTAAAATTACAAGAACTGGACACACCAGTTGGACAGTTGCAGAAATAAGTCACAGTTTTTTACCTATGGCTAATTTTGACAATGGTATTACACTTAATCCTGCGGCTAAAACAGGATCAATGGCTATAACAGCATCAGCAACAGCAGTAAATGATTTTGCTGTTGGTGAATATATTAGATTGCATGGTGGCTTATGTAAAATAACAAGCATATCAACAACAACAATTAATGTTGACGTTGAAGAAGACTTGGGTTCAGATGTATTAGTTGGTTCAACAGAATACATTCAAACAGCCTTTAGTGCATCTAAAGGTTATCCACGTTCAGTATCATTTCATCAAAACAGATTGATATATGGTGGATCAAAACAAAAACCACAAACAATATTTGGATCACAGTCAGGGGACTTTTTTAATTTTAAACCCACCGTGGCAACAGTAGATGGTTCATCAACAACAGGTGCTATTACAGATGATAGTGCATTTAGTTTTACTATTGGTGCAGACACAGTTAACGTTATTGAACATTTAGTTTCAAAACAAACACTATTTGTTTTTACAACAGGTGGTGAATTTGAAATGCAGGGAACTCCTGTAACACCAAGTAACGTAAACATAAGAAAACAAACATCATATGGTATCAGTGAAGGTGCAATAAGACCAACAACAGTTGACAATGAAGTTATGTTTGTATCTGCCAATGGTAGAGAACTTAGAGGCTTTGTGTTTGACTTTAACAGTGATTCATTTTATGCAAAAAATTACACAATCATTGCACATGATGTTTTAAGTAATCCACAAGACATTGCTTTTTTACGTGCTTATAAAAATACTAACCAAAACTATGTTTTCCTTGTTAACTCAAATGGAGAACTTGCAGTATTTGGTATTAATGTTGAAAAACAAGTTATGGGTTGGAGTAGATTTACAACACCAAATGGTAAATTTAAAAAAATTGCTGTAGTAAATGATTCAGACACTGATCCAGAAACACAAAGATTGTATGCAATAGTAGAAAGAACAAGAAAAAAAGATGATGGCAGTGAAATAACTTGTTATCATTTAGAAAGATTATCAGAAGAAACAGTTTACTTAGACAGTTGGCAAAACAAAGTTGCAGGATCACCATTTTCAACTGTGGCTTCTGCAAAACCATGGAGTAATCAAACAGTAAACATTGTTGCTGACGGATTAATTCATGCAGATAAAACTGTTACTTCATTTGCAAGTGGCAGTAATATTACATTAGATGACAGTTATTCAAATGTACATATTGGTTCAACATTTACATCAACAATGACAACAGTAACATTGCCAGTTACAGTAAATGGACAACCATATAGAGGTGAACAAATTACAAAAGTTTCAGCATTAGTTAATTTAAAAGACACACAAAACTTAAACATTGATGGAACAGCAGTAGATTTTAGATTTACAGGACAAAGTGTAGATACAGCAATATCACCTTTCACAGGAACTAAAAAATTATTCATAAGTGGGGTTTCAACAGACCCAAGTGTTAGTTTAACATCAACAACACCACTACAATGTACAATTTTAGGTCTAACAACAGAGGTTAAATTTGGAACATAAATATTCAAAAGCAAGGAAAGTATAATGCCACAATTATTACCAGCAGTAGCATCAGTAGGAACAGCACTAACCACAGCCGCACCATATATAGTGGCGGCAGGAACTGCCTATTCGATGTATCAAAATGTTCAACAAGGTGAACAACAAGCCGCAGTAACAGATTTTCAAGCAGAACAGGCTGAAGGTGCTTACCAAGTAAGACGTGAAGATAGAAAAAGAAGATTACGTAGAACAGTTGGAACGCAACGTGCATTATATGGTGCAAGTGGTGTAAGTATGGAAGGTACACCAACAGACATATTTGCAGATACGGCAAAAGAATTTGCGTATGAAGATTACGCAGACAGATTTGATTTTGTCGGAGATCAAATGACAAGACGAATGGAAGCAGATGCTTATAGACGTGCGGGAAGACAAAGAGCATTTGGAAATTTATTAGACTTGGGAACAAGTTACGCACTGAGAGGATAACGATGCATAAAGGTAAGAAACATAAAAAAGGTGGCAAACGTGGCGGCAAAAAAGGCGGCAAACGTGGCGGTAAAAGAAAATAATATTAATTGGGCAGAATATTTTGCTTCAATAGTTTCAGTATGTCCTTGGTCAAAGGCATATTGGAGCAAACAAAAAATAGACATTTGTGATTGGACAAATGAAATAAAACAATTGGGCGATTATGTTGCTCGTGTTTACACATATCCAACAGCAAGTGACTACAAGTTGAACAAGTTAATGAAACAGTTCAACAAAGAAAGAGAAGATGAAGAATGGTTGTATTCACATCCAAAACATGGTGGACACAGTACACCAATACCAGTGTTAATACAACAGGACTTTGCTTTGCTTTCTAAAATAAGAGAAGGATTGAAAAGGTAGTAAATGAAAAAAGGCGTTAAAGCACCAAAAGGGTTTCACTGGATGAAAAAAGGTTCATCATTAAAACTTATGAAAGGTGCATACAAACCACACAAAGGTGCTGTTAAGTCAGCCAAGTTTGCTGTGGTTAAAACACACAAAGGATACAAGTAATGGCAACTTACCAAAATAGAAAAGTAACATTGAACAAACCATTTAGATTGCCAACAGGCAGTTCAAAAAAATCAGCAGTCTATGTAAAAAATAATAAAACTGGCAATGTAAACAAAGTAACTTTTGGTGATCCAAATATGAGAATTAGAAAAAATAATCCAAAAGCAAGAGCAAGTTATCTTGCACGTAGTGGTGGGATAAAAACAAAAGGACAAAAAACTTTATCTGCAAACTATTGGAGCAGAAAGGCGTGGCAATAAATTATGGCAAAGATACCAACATATACAAGTCAACGAACACCAACTGGTAGTGTCAAAAGACCTAACTTACCAGATTATTCTGTTGATATAGCACAAAAGGCAGTGAAGTATGCTAACAAAGTATTAGACATACAAGCAGAAGAAGAAGGTTTACAACAAGGCTTTGAAGAAATAGATCAAGGTACACAAACAATTGAACAAGCAGAACAAGTTAGTTCATTTACTATACGTGGTAGTGCATACAAAAAAGGTGCACGAAATGCCTATATTGCAAAAACAAAAACAGAATTAGAATCACAACTTACAGAATTATATGCAAACACTGAATTAAATGCTAATTCAGAAATGTTTAATGAAAAAGTAAATGAAATAAGAGAAGGCATTACAGCCAATACACCAAGTTCATTAGCACCAGCACTTTTACCAGAAATAGACAAAGTGTTAGGCAACTATTCAAACCTTGTTAGACAAAATGAAATTGAGCTTGAAGATAATCAAAACACAACAACTTTACTTGATAGATTTGAAACTGTTATTTTACCAAGAATGGAAAAACAAATACTTGCAGGTGAAATAGTTGACAATGATTTTGGTGAAGCACTTGCAATATTAGAAGATTTAAGAGATAGAAACAAAATTACCAACGACACATTTTTAAAAAACAAAAACATTTTGGTAAGCAAAATTATTACACCAAAGTTTTTATCAGAACTTAACAGTACAGAAAACAAAGCACAATTTTTAGAAGACTTACAAGATGGTAATTTGTCAGAAGAAATTATGCAAAAAATTTATGATGACTATGGTGATGAATATGAAGAAGTATTTGGTGAAGGTTCATTTCCAATTGTTTTAGAGCAAGACACAAAAGACAGTATTATATCAGAAGTAGAAGCAACACTCACTGATCAATCAAAACAATTTAAAACAGAAAGAACTGTTTACTCAGATAAAATTGGTGCAAACATTGATAGAGTTATTTCAGATGGTGGATTAGTTGCTAACGAAATAGACTTTGATGAAATGATGGCAGGTGCAGATGCTATTGGAGCCAGTCAAGAATACAAAGATGCATTGGCGTATGCTTGGAAAGAAGGTGCACTGGTTAGTTACTATACAAAAAATATTAAACAAAAAGGTTTGAAAGACATTGATGCAAGTATTGAAGAAATAGATGCAGAAATACTTAGAACTAAAGATGAGTATACTCCAGATTCACAAATGAAACTTGATGCATTAGACAAAGCAAAAACAAAATTAGCAAATAGAAAAAATGCAATACTTGAACAAGTTGCAGGTGGCAATATGTATGCAGTAACATCTATTGCACAAGAACATTCACAAAATGAATTATTCTTTAATGAAAATGGCACAAGAAGAGATTTTAGAACACTTAACATAGATGATTTAAAAGCAAGACGTGAACTTGTTGCATTACACTTAGGATTAAACAATGGTGAAGGATTACCACTGTTTGACGTTGGTGAAATAGAAACACTAAAAGCAGGATTTGATAATCCAACAAGTGGTACACAATTAATACAAGCAGTTCAAACAGTTCAATCATTAGGTATAGAAAACAATGTTAACGTAATGGGCGAATTAGATTTAAGTATGGAACAAGAAGCATTGTTTATGTTATCAGGTGACACACAAAGTTTTATGGCAGAAGCAATAGTTTTAAAAGGTGAAAACAAAACAAAACTTGGTGAAAGCTATAACGCAATTGATGATAGTGTGTTTGCATTTTTTACAAAAGAAAATATTAAAGGTAATCCATTTGAAGAAAACAGAGTTGGTGAAATTTATAAAACATTGGCGGCACACGCAATGGCAAGAGGTGCTGATCAAACCACAGCAAATAAAGTTGCAGAAGATTATATTAATAAAGCATTTCATTTTAAAGACATTGAAATAGGATCAAATGAACAAACAATATTATTTCCTAAGTCAATGGATTCAAATGATATTGATCAAACTATTGGGTACATTACAGAAGTTATGGAAAATCCAGTTAAGTATGGATTAGATATACCAAGCAACATTAGTGCAAGTGATATTAATTTTGCAGACACAGTAATACTTGAACGTAATGGTGACTTTTTAATACCAGTTCAATCACCAGAGTTTGCAGGCGATAATGCATTAACACAATCATTTGGTGGATTTAGAATTTCGCATCCAAGTGAAACAGGTAATCACACAGTTGAAGTTTTAAGGATTGCTATTAATCCAGAAAAAAGACAACAACCAAATAGTAATAATATTGCACACAAAGGTTTTACATTTGAAACAGACCAAACAATTGGTGATGCAAAACTAAAAAGAGAAGATATTACTATACTTGGTGTTACAACTTCTGAAAATATTATGTCAGAAGATCAAACAGAATTTATTCAACATTATTTCAACTATGCACATAGTGTTGGTTACACAGAAACTGTAGATGACTTTGCTTTTAATGTTGCTAATGACTTTGCCAATGCCAAAGCAATTACAGGAATAACAGCAAAAAATATTACAAACCCCAGTTGGACAGATGATGAATTTGAATACTTGGCACAGTTTGAAGCATTGGAAGGATTAAACAATCCTGATGTTAGAGATTATGTAATCGCAGAATGGGAACAAATTGTTGCTGATGGCGGTTATGAAACTTTAAGAACAGGTAAAAAGTTATCACCAATAGCAAGTTTATATGTGTTGGTTGAAGACGCAGAGTTTCAATTGGGAGTTGAATAATGGTGCAAAGATACGAAATTGGTTGGGCTCCTCAATCAAAACAATCATTACCTAAACCTCCAGCTGGTATATTTGAAAATATTGGTGCGGCAGTAAAAAGTGGAAGAAGTGAAGCCATTGTAAATTTAGGTATTGATGCGTACAACAATTATCAAGCAGAAAGTTCTGAAAATACAATACCAGAAGAAGAATGGACAAGTGGAAATATTTACTGGCGAGAAGGTATTGATTGGACACCAGACCTTACAGTTGAAAAAGCAAAAATTATGTCACAAGTATATGACAGTGATCAACAATACAAAGACTTACAAGATAGAACAGGAATGTTAGGTGATGCTATAAGAGGCACCACTTGGTTTTCAACAATGATGATTGCAGATGAAATTAATCTTATTCCTGTGGTTGGACAAATTGTTAAAGGTGCAAACATTATAAAAGCAGGAACTAAATTAGCAAAACTTGGAAGTAGTGTTGATGTAGTTGGTAAAGGACTTACTAAAGTTGGTATACAAGGTGGTTACAAAGAAGCAATAGCAAGAGGTGGTATTTACACAGCAGGGTTTTCAACAGCAGAACAATTTTTATTATCACCAGGTGCAGAAAAATTTAGAAGAAACAGAGAAGTAGAATTAAAAGATCAAATTACAAATGTTTTACTTGCAACAGCAACAGGGGGTGCATTAGGGGGTGGTGCTTATGGTGTTGGTAAACTGTTTAGAAAAAAAGACAAAGGACTTGGACTTACAACAGATGATGTTGACACAGGTACTATAAACAAAGTTGTTGATGATATACAAACCAACAATACAAAATTTGATAACATTAGAACTACAACAGAAAATGTAGATAACTTATCAAGACCAGATGTTGATGCAGAAGATTTTGGTAATTTTCAAATTGATAGAAACACAGGTAAACAACGTTTTGACGAACGTGGTTTAAAAACAGATGATCCAAATAGTGCAATAGCAATAAACACAAATGCAAAAACAGGTTCAGTAACAATAACAGTAAGCAGAAACAGTTTAGAATTTGTTATTTCAAAATTAGCAAGTTTACTTAACACGCCGTCAGTTAATATAAAACTTAAAGGCAAAAGAGTTAAAACATTTACAAAAGCAGAATTACAAGACACTGATGCAGTTATGAAAGCATTCAATGTTAAAAGACAACCAAACAAATTAAACACAGTTGAAGCACTTACAATTACAACCATTGATGGTGAACAAGTTGGATTTTCAATGAATAGAAAAACTGGTGAAGCCATTGCATATAAGAAAGATGCTGAAACAGGTAGATGGGTTCCAGAAACATCTGTTAATTCAAAAAAATTACTTCATGCGGCAATGGTAGATGATCCAGTACTAAGAAAAGAAATATTAGCAACAACAAAACAAACAGAAACAACACCAACTAAAGTAGATAGATCAGAACCAACAGATAGACAAGCTGATTATGATGTACGTAATGAACACAAAAATAAAACACATGAACAAGTTGCAGATGATCTAACTTCAGAAGGTTATAGAAATATTAAAACAGTTGAACAATTAGAAACATTACCAGAAACAATTGGCATTAGAAAACGTGAAGCAACAGCAGGTGAAAATGGTTCAAACAAAGTTACAGTTAAAGAATATGATGAACAAGGCAATGTAGTAACACGAGATAAAGACATTACATTGATTACAAACACAATGAATGAACTTAAACAAAACACCAGTGCATTACAAAAAGCCAAATCAAAATTAGAACAGTTTACTTTATGTAACATACAGACAGGAATATAAAATGGGAAAACAATGTAGAAAAATATTTGGACAATCATTATTAGATGAACTTGGTGAAGCAAGAGTTGAACGTATGGAACGTGATATACAAAAACGTATTAATGATCTTCAAAATCATCCAGATGGTATAAAAAATATTGATGATGTAGATGCTTCTCGTATTGGTGGAGATGCAGGTGAAACAGGATTACAATA